CAATGGTGATCCAATGGCTATCTACCAAAAACGAATTGGTTTGATTGGGTGCCACCCTGAAAGTATGCCAAGTTGGTACGACAGACCCTATCTACAATCATATTGGCATGAATTTGCCCATCATAAACTACTATTATCATTTGTCAACAACTTAATGAAAGCGTAATTGACCCGTAATTACGCAAAAAGTTTGACTTTGTTACGCACATACTGTATACTAAATTACTTCACAAGGAGAATCTATGACTGCACGAACTTTTAGCGCAGAAGCAAAAATTAAGCTTACCCAAATGATCAACGAAGGCATGGCTACCATGCATGAAATTGATACACTAAACGGTGGCTTGAATGATACCATTAAAGCAGTAGCCGAAGAACTAGAGATTAAGGCTAGCACATTGAAGAAAGCAGTAAAAATTGCTCATAAGGCTAGTTTGGGTCAGACTAACAAAGACCATGACGAACTCAATACGATTTTGGAGACGGTTGGCAAAACCCTATGAGTTATGTAGACGCTATACATGACCGCAATGGCGACAAGATATTTGTCGTAGAACGGACTACCCAAGGTACAAGGACTTTTAAAGAGTACCCTGCTAACTATACATTTTATTACAGCGATCCTAAGGGCAAATATCGTAGTCTTTATGGCGATCCTGTAAACAAATTCAGTACAAGAAAACGTGCTGAGTTTGAAAAGGAGCGTAGGATTCATTCAGGTAAGAAATTATTTGAAAGTGATATCAATGTAGTCTTTCGCTGCCTTTCAGAGAATTATCTGAAAATTGATCCTCCTAAGTTGCATACATGCTTCTTTGACATTGAGGTTGATTTTGATCCTGAAAAGGGCTTTAGTCCCACTAGTGATCCATTCAACCCTGTAACAGCAATTAGTATGTATTTGGATTGGCTAGACCAATTGTTTACTCTATGTATTGCTCCTAAACATATGTCCGAAGAAACGGCACAAGAAATTGTAGGAGAATTTGATAACACTATCCTTTTTAAAAGTGAAAAGGAAATGTTTGATATGTTCTTTCAGTTGATTGACAATGCCGATGTTCTAACTGGTTGGAACTCAGAAGGATACGACATACCCTACATGATCAATCGTGTTACTAGGGTAATGAGTAAAGATGATACCCGTAAGTTTTGTTTGATGGGTCAGATGCCTAAGCCAAGAACTTATGAAAGGTTTGGAAAAGAAGAGCAAACATATGACTTAGTTGGTCGTATTCACATGGACTATCTACAGTTGTACAAAAAATACAATTATGAAAGTCGCCATAGCTATAAACTAGACTCTATCGGTGAGATGGAAGTTGGTGAAAATAAAACACAATATGAAGGTACTCTTGACCAATTGTATAACAAGGACTTTAAAAAGTTCCTTGAGTATAACAGGCAGGATACTATGTTGTTGGTTAAGATTCACAACAAGTTGAAATTTCTAGATTTAGCAAATGCTCTAGCACATGAGAACACAGTGCTATTGCCAACAGTGATGGGCTCAGTTGCAATGATTGAAATGGCAATTATGAACGAAGCCCATGAGCGTGGTTTAGTAGTCCCTGATAAAAAACGAAAGGAAGGAAGTAATGATGAACAACAAGCGGCAGGCGCCTATGTTGCTACGCCCAAAAGGGGCATTCACGAATGGGTCGGAGCAGTTGACATTAACAGTCTTTACCCGTCAGCAATCCGCGCTCTTAACATGGCCCCTGAGACCATTGTCGGTCAGGTCAGGCAATCACTCACTAACCAATACATGCAAGACAAAGGCAAAAGGTTAGCCAACGAAAAGAAACGTGCTAAAGAAGATGACGATGCCGTAACTGGTAGTATTCTATGGGAAGGCTTGTTTGGCTCACTAGAATATACTGCTATTATGAACCAAGAACGCGGCACAATGCTTACACTAGACTATGAAGATGGTCGTAGTGAAGAAATGAGTGCGGCAGAGATTTGGAAATTAATCTTTGATAGTCACAAGCCTTGGATACTTAGTGCTAATGGTACTATATTTAAGTATGACCAAGAAGGTGTGATTCCTGGTCTACTATCACGTTGGTATAGTGATCGTAAGGTCATGCAAAAGAAACTTAGAGAATCTACTACTGACGAAGATAAAGAGTATTGGGATAAGCGTCAATTAGTGCGTAAGATTTTGCTTAACTCAGCATACGGCGCACTATTAAACGAGCATTGTCGTTTCTATGACAAGCGTATCGGTCAAAGTGTTACTCTAAGCGGTAGACAGATTGTTAAGCATATGATGAGTACCATCAATGAAACAATCACTGGTGAATATAACCACGATGGTTCTGCGATTGTCTATGGAGATACTGACAGTTGCTACTTTAGTGCTTATGCTAGTTTGCAACCACAAATAAAAGGTGGTGAATTAGAGTGGAATAAAGAAACTTGTATTGGCTTGTATGATGGTATTGCCGATCAGGCTAACGATTCATTTCCTGCTTTCATGGAACGAGCATTTCATGCTCCAAGAAAGAATGGAGAAATCATCAAGGCTGGCCGTGAATTGATTGGTGATCGTACACTGTTTATCACAAAGAAACGTTATGCTATCAATATCTTTGACAAAGAAGGTAAGCGCAAAGATAAAGACGGTAAAATGGGTGACGTTAAGGCTATGGGCCTTGATTTGAAACGAGCGGATACTCCTAAATACATTCAAGACTTTTTGATGGACGTCTTGTGTATGGTATTGCAAGAGGGTAAAAGCCGCGAAGAAGTCATTGAAAAAATCAAAGAGTTTAAGAAAACACTAAGTGAACAGGACAGTTGGACTAAAGGATCTCCTAAAGGTGTAAACAAACTTACAACGTATGGAGACTTGGAAGCTAACAGTAAAACTGGTCGTGCTAATATGCCAGGACATGTTAGAGCGGCATTGAACTATAACTACTTACGCAGAGTTAATGGTGACAATTATTCTATGAAAATCGTTGATGGAATGAAGGTTATCGTTTGTAAACTAAAACAAAATGCGTTAGGGTTCACTAGTATTGCATATCCAACTGATGAATTAAGGTTACCTGCTTGGTTCTGTGAACTTCCATTTGATGATAACGAAATGGAACGTACATTAGTAGATGAAAAAATAGAAAATTTGCTAGGTGTATTAGGTTGGGATTTGCGTAGTAATACTAATACTAATTCAACATTTGACCAATTGTTTACATTTGGGTAAACTAGTATTGACATTCGCAATAAATTCCACTATTATACGACGTATAAATGCCTAAATATTTTAAACATAAAGGAAAAACATGAAAGATAATTTACAAGATTTAGTTGAACATACATATGGATTAGGTAAGCTAGACCTAATTAAAATCGTGGGTACTAAAACATCAACACAGATGTTTGCATTGTCTGAGGACAAAAGCGTTATATTTTCAGGTAATTTTAAAACTCCAATTATTGAGTTTGATGGCACATTTGGTATGCCAAACTTAAGCAAACTCAAAACAATTTTGGGATTTGAAGATTATGATGAAAATGCTATCATTACAGTTTCTACACAAAAAACTGATGAAGGTGTACAGCCTAGTGCTATTTTGTTTGAAACAAAAACTAGTGATTTCGTAAATAATTATAGGTTTATGAAGAAATCAGTAGTAGAAGATAAAATTAAAAGTGTTTCTTTTAAAGGTGCTACTTGGAACATAGAATTTGAGCCCACAGTAGCAGGTATTTTACGTTTGAAAAAACAGCATCAAGCCAATAGTGAAGAAGAAACTTTTACGGTTAAGGTTGAAAATGGTGATCTTAAAATTTACTTTGGAGATCCAACTACTCACTCAGGCAATTTTATATTTTATCCACAAGTAACAGGAACGTTGGCTAGATCAATGATGTGGCCTATTAAAACTTTCTTGGCAATTATGGACTTGCCAGGTGACAAAACCGTAAGAATTTCTGATCAAGGTGTAGCTGAAATTGTCATTGACAGTGGACTTGCTATATACTACTATCGTTTACCGGCTCAAATTAAATGATTAGAATTAACCACTCAGGTGGTGTGCCGTTTTTTCAAAATGATACGTCATACAATTTACCATCTTCAACTGGTGCTGTTCAATGGAACGGTAATAGTAAAAAATTTCAAGTAAGCAGCGGTGGTAGTTGGATAGATATTGAAAATTCAATAAATTTAAATGCTGACCATGACTACCTGATGGTTATGCGGTGGGCTAGAGAAAAAATGCATGAAGAACACGAACTAGAAAGGCTGGCAAAAGAAAATACTACTCTTAAAGATTTAGTTGACCAACTCAACTACACTAAAGAGCAGATTAAAGTAGTTACAACGCTCTTGAAAGCATAATGGAACAAGTAAATCTATCAACATCACACAATCCCGATTGGGCACTATTCTTACCAGCAGTTAGTAGTTTTTATATTGCTGGCTTAGGTAAGCAACGCAATGGCGAACAGTATTTTGACTCAGCAAGAATTCCTAAAGGTTTTGGTGGTGATGTAGAAAAACTTAATTTTCTTAATAGCAAAGAAGGATTGTACTATTACAAGTGGGGCCTGTATAGTGCAGGTCATGCTAACTTAGATACTACTAAAGTTGACTTCAACGAAAGTATTATCCGTGATCGTGAAGCAGGTACTTTCATGCTAGGTGACAGTGGGGGCTTTCAAATTCTAAAAGGTCAATGGCCTGCTGATTGGAAAGATCCTAACTGTCCCAAAGCAATGATTAAGCGTAAGGCAGTCCTTAATTGGATGGACACATACATGGACTATGGTATGTGTCTTGATATTCCTTCGCAATCTCTACGCACATTTCACTTAAAAGATCCAAAGACAGGTAAGTCATTGCATGGCATCAGTACTATTCAAGAGGCTATTGATGCTACACATATCAATAACAAATATTTTATTGAGAACCGTAATGGTAACTGTAAGTTCTTAAATGTTCTACAGGGTCTTACTCATACTCAAAGTGATCAGTGGTATGAAGAGATGAAAAAATATTGTGATCCAAATATCTATCCCGAGAATCATTTCAATGGTTGGGCATTTGGGGGACAAAATAAAATTGATATTCATCTTACTCTCAAACGTATCGTAGGCATTATTCATGACGGTCTTCTCCAAGAAGGTAAACATGATTTGATTCACTGTTTGGGTACAAGTATCTTGGAATATGCTGTATTGTTTACAGATATTCAACGAGCGGTTCGCAAATATCATAATCCAAAACTACAGATTACTTTTGACTGTGCCAGCCCATTCTTCAGTGCGGCTAAAGGACTAGCATATTTCAATACCAGTATTGAGCATAATAAAAAATGGTCCTATAGCATGGAAAAAACCGCAGAGAAAAAATCCTATGCTAATGATACTCGCAAATTCCGTGATGCGGTATTACAAGATGGTATCCATAAAGTGTTTACAGATAGTCCTGTAACTGATAGAATGCTGTTAAAGGATCTGTGCTATAGGGGTCAAGGATTCATTGGTCAACATGGTAAAGAAACAAAAACTAGTTGGGATACTCTAAGTTATACTCTACTTCAATCTCATAATGTATACCAGCATATCTATGCTGTACAAGAGGCTAATCGCAGATATGAACAGGGTGTGATTCCAAAGATGATTATGAATGAAACTTTTGAGCGTATTCGTTTTAGTGAAATTGTAGATGAAATTTTCTCTCTCAACGACCGCCAAAAGAGTTTGGACTTAATTGATTATCATAGTAGATTTTGGATGCAGATGCAAAGTGGTAGTCAAGGGTTTAGTGGTAAGAAAACTGTAAACGCTAGAACTATGTTTGATCAATTGTTTACTACTGAAGAACCCAAAGAAGAAGTAATTGAAGATAGTGATGACTTAATGCTTGAGGTACTAGGAGATTAATATGCCTTATAAAAATCGTATAGAAACTATTAAACAAAGTATCAAACTATTAGAATCTAGAATTTATTCATACAATGAATATGATGCGGAAACTGTATTTGATATGCGGCGTCAAGTACTTATTTTGAGTACTGAATTGAACAAACTTACTAAATTGCAATGGGAAGAAGAACACGACCGAGTTAACTTTGAGGATGACCATTAAATGGAACAAGTATTGCTAGCAAAACAAGAAAAGCGTAATCGTATTAAAGATCAGGCTAAACGCATGATTTGGGTTACTTTTCAAAAAGAAGGTATTCACTGTTACCCTTCTGCATCTATTGATGCTAATTTGGCAACAGGTGATGAATATGATGTAAGTTTTTTAGGAACTCCGCATCGTCACATTTTTCATTTCAATGTGGCGATTCAAGTATTTCACAACGACAGGGATATTGAATTTATTCAGTTTAAGCGATGGTTAGAGAACCTTTATCGTGGCACACTTGAACTAAATTACAAAAGTTGTGAAATGATTAGTGATGACCTTTATCAGTCTATTGCTAATCGCTATCCCGACCGTGACATTCATATCACTATTTCAGAAGATGGTGAGAACGGTGCCACAATTTACTATAATACAACTAAACCTTATCAACAACTTGCTATTTAAAGGAAATAAAATGGCTAAAATTAAATTTCAACCTAATCCCCGTGTTCATGCAATTTTCGATGACCTTGACAAGTACCGCGAATTTTGTGTAGATTATGGATTTAAATTTGATGAAGCAGACCTCTACAGCACTAAAAGCTACGTCTATAGGCAATTCACTAAACATCTTTCAGGTAAAACTGTAAAGAGTATATGGGATATTGATACTAAGGCTAATTA